GATGCAGCTAATTCAAACTCAACAACTTCTCTATTTTCTGCTGATTTACGATCCACAATAAATATCTGACGTTTAAATTCTGCTGTAGGATCTGGTGTGCCTAAAGGATTAGTATTACCAGGAAAATTTACAGCATCTAAAAATCTAGCCATTGTTCTTATTCTTGTAAAAGTAGCACCAGTAAGATCATTACCTGCTGTTACCTGATTAACACTGACTAATATAGATGAGATTAATCCTGTTGCATTACTTATAGTTACCTTTGGTCTTGGAAGTTGCCCACGTTGATATGCAAAGCCTGTAGCTTCAATAGGAAATCTTAAATATGAATTACCTGCAAAGACTATTTCACCGTTAGCATTTAAATTTGATCCTGCATGAAATCTATAAATAGTATTAGCACCATGTAATGCTGTGTCTAGCTGTAATACAAAGAGTTCAATTATTGCTGAAGGGTTTATCTTTTGAACTTCACTGAAAACAGGACCAGTACTCATGGTTCAAACACCTCCCTAAACGTAGCCTGTATTGTAGCTCTGTTTAAATATGGTATTGACTTGCTCCATGTTTCACAAACGAACTGAGAAGAACTTGCTTCTCCAGGAGGTGTAAAAGTAAAGCTGGCACTATCATTTGCCCTCGCATCAAGAAAAGTTTCTATCGTATCTGCATCTGACTCTGATACTTCAAAAGTTAGATTAAATATTTTTGGATTTTGATGTTCTGCTAATCCAAATAAAATTCTGTGTTCAAACCCATCTGCGAAACGAACCGTGCGTGTTAAAGGTTTAGATCGTTTTTGTTGTCCGTATTTAGGAGCAATAGAAGGAAAGGTAGCCATTATGCAAGTAAACCTCCAGGTCTTTTCTGTTGTATTAATTCAGATTGTACTGCTGCTGAGATAACACGACCAAGTTCTCTACCTTGCTGTTCATCACCTTCAACAGAAGAACCAGAAGCATCTACGTTTACGACTATATTTGTACCACCTCTACCGATACCAGCTAGATCATGGTTTGGAATTATATTGCCTGATTGGTTAGGAACAAATAACTCTGGACCACGTTCTCCAACAATAAAGGGTTTTCTCATCCCAGCAGGGCCACCATTTGCAGCCAATTTCGTAGGTGCACCAAATCCTTGAACATCATTACCAATACTATTTCCAAAATTAAAATTAAACATATTACTAAATAAACCTAAAAATCCTTTTTGTATCTGTGTTGCAGCCATTCTTGCAGCAGAATCTAAAAAATGATCTGCGATACGATTTAACATGTTTCTAAATGCTTCACTAACTGTCATTGTTCCTTTAATTATTCCTTTAAATGATTCCTCAAATCCATCTCTTATGGAAACACTAAGATCAAGAATTTGACGCATTGGATTTAACATCTCTCTTAATTCATCTGTAGGTGCTTGAAATTCAGAAATAAACCTTAATTGTTCATTTATTTTTATTTGTGTTTCAAGATCTTCTATTGCTTGTAGATTGTTTTCATCAAAAACTAAACCTAATTCTTTTCTCCTTTCAATTCTTTGTTTTTCAATATTTAATAATTCCTTTTCTGTAAGAACTCTTTTTGAACTAAAAGCACCTGTTGATCCTATTGGCGTAAAATTTTTCATTTTTTCTTCAATAAAACTTTGTTTTTGTTTTTGTAATAATGCTTTTTGTAAATGAAGTTGAGCTTTTAAAGATCCTTCTGTGGCTAAAGTTTGTAAAATATCTCTTCGTTGAGTTTCACTTATTTCATCACGCAAACTACTTATTTTTCCTAATACTGATTCTGTATCTCTTAGACCAGATAAACTATCAAATATTGCTTTTGCATTTTCTCCGAAAGCTGCAAATTGTGATTTAGCAAAATCTTCACCAAAAGTCTTAAATCCAGCAGCTAATTGAATAGCTTCTTCTTTTGTTATTTCAAATTCCCTTGCTAATTCTTTTATTGTTTTTCTTGAAAAAAGTGATTCTACACCCATTGAAGTCATTTCTTCACCAAGTTGTCTTACAGCTTTTCTAAAGGCTTTAACTTTTTCTATCTCTTGAGCAATAGCAGTAGCAACAATAGAACCTGCAAAACCAAAACCAGGAGATAATGCACCACCAGCTAAACCACCAAGACCACCTGCAATAGCACCAGCACCACCTTGTCCAAATAAAAGTGGAAAACCACCACCAATTAAACCACTTTGCAAAGCACTTCTACCTCTAGCTGTAGCTCCACCAGCCGAAGCAAACATACCTCTTGGATTTGCTCTCTTACCAATACCTAACCTTTCTGCAAAATTTAATCTTCTTTGTGGTTGAGGAATACTTGGTGTTTGACCTGCAAAATTTTGAAAAGATATTTGTTGTTGTTGTAATTGAGCACTTTTGCCAGTATGCTTTTCAATTTTCTTTGCGTGTCTATTTATAGATTTTGTTACCGCACTCAAGGCAGGTCCTATAGGTCTTTCAAATTGAGTACCTGGTCTAATACGAAACGCAGAAGCCTCTCTTGACGCTTGACTTGCAGCTAAATTAGACATTAACCTTTCTCTAAAAGCACCTCCAGAAAATAAATTAGAAGCCTGTCCAGGTCCTATTGGAGCACCAAACCCAGGAAATACAGGAGAAGTTAAACGACTTGATTGACCTCTAAATCTAGCATTATTAACTGCTGCTGCTGTTTGCCTATTAAGTTCTCCTTGTATTTGT